GGACCGCACCTCGATCAACGACCGGGACGTGAAGGCGATGCAGGAGATGAGCGATAGCCGCTTTCGCGGCATCAAGAACGCGCTGAAGCCGGTGTTCATGGCAGGTGTGGAGGTGTTGCGCGCGGGGCTGACGCAGACCGAGATGCGCTACATGGAGGCCGCGGCCATGACCGACGCCGACATCTGCCGCGTCTACGGCATCCCGCCGGTGCTGATGGGGATCAAGGAGGGCGGCGGGCTCTCGGATGCGGGCGCTACCACCGACTCCCTGATCTACTGGCAGAACTGCCTGATCCCGCGCATCACGCTCAGGGACGCGGTGCTGACCGAATGGCTCTGCCCGCTCTTCGGCCGCAGCCTGCTCTGCGAGACCGACCTCTCGCGCGTGCTGCCTCTTCAGGCGGCCTACCTGGCGCAGGCCGAGGCGGTGATGAAGCTGGTGGGCCGCCCGATCTTCACGGTGAACCGGGGCCTGGAGCGGATCGGCGAGCCGAAGAGCGACAGCCCGACCGCCGATGTGCTCGCGGTCCCGTTCTCGGTCATCCTCGAGGGCGAGGAGATCGGCCGGACCACAGAACCAGCGGCCAAGCCGCCGCAGCCGGCACCGGCTCCCGCCCCCGAAGATGATCCTATCGAAGCGCGGCGGATCGCCGCCTCCTCCGATGCGCGCCGCGAGCAGATGCGCCGCCGCGCCGACGCCGACCTCGCCCGCTACGAGCGCAAAGTCGCGACGCTCTTCCGCGACTTCTTCTCGGAGCAGGAGCGCGCCGCAATCGAGCGGCTGCGCGTGCAGGCGCGCCAGTCGGGGATGGACCTCGAGGCGATGCGGGCGGCGCTGCGCCCCGATGAACTGTTCGAGCCCGACGAAGAGGACCGCCAGCGCCTTCAGCGCATCTACCAGGCGCTGGTGCTGGAGCGCGGCGAGGCGGCAGCGGCCGAGATCGGCGAGGAGATCGCGATCGAGGTTGCCTCCGGGCGCTGGGCCGAGTTCGTGCGCGCCCACGCCGACCGCGCTTTGACGCTCACGAGCGAGACCACGAAGACCCGGCTGCGCGAATCACTCGCGGATGGCCTCGCGGCGCAGGAGTCGTTCTCTCAGCTTGTGGCGCGGGTGCGTGAGGTGTTCGGCGATCGCCGGGCAAACGCCGCCACCATCGCGCGTACCGAGACCGCGAGCGCCTACAACTTCGCCGCGCTCGAGGCGTGGCGCGAGGCCGGCGTTCCCCAGAAGGAATGGCTCACGGTCGGCGACGACGTGGTGCGGGAGGAGCACGCGGCGACCGAGGCCGCGGGCGCGGTCCCGATCGACCAGCCCTTCGACGTGGGGGGCGAGCACCTGCTCTACCCGGGCGATCCTTCGGGCTCGCCGGGCAACACGATCAACTGCCGTTGCGTTCTTCAGCCGGTCTTGGCCGGCGCCGGTCTGGCACGCTACTTCGCCACGCCCGCGGCGCTACCCTCGAAGAACGGGCACGCCAAGCTCAAGAACCGGATCGCCGACCTGGTGGGGGCGCGGTGAGCGCGCTCGCTATCGTCCCGCGCCGCCGCCCGCCATCCACCACCACCGCGCTGCCATGCCCCAACTGCGGCAAGGCGATCGTGGTCAGTACTCGCGACGAGAAGGCCTCGTGTCGCTGGTGCGGGAACGTCTGGCGGTGGTCTGACCTGCCGCGCGTACTGAGGACCGCATGACCTATTTCCCTGGCATGAAGCTCAAGAGCCGCCTGGAACAAAAGGCGGAGGCGATCGCGCTCGCCCGCACGGAAGGCGAGAGCTACCCGCCATCGGGCGCTAGCCCTGAGGACATCGCGGCAATCAATCTCATGCCGCAGGTGCTGCGTAAGGTCACGGCCGAGACCGTCTACGTGCGCGAGGTGATGGCGATCAACGACCAGCTGATGCACAACGGCTTCCGGGTCGAGACCGCAGGGATCGCGAAGATCGCCGAACTCGCCCCCGGCGCTCCGGTGATGTGCAACCACGACACCTACTCCGGCGCCGCTGCGCTGCCCTCGGGGCGGGTCTTCGCGGCGCGGACGGAGAAGCGCGCGGACGGCTCTACCTGGGCCAGGATGCGCGCGTGGTTCCCGGTCACCGACATGACCACCGAGCAGATCGAGCGCATGGACGGCGGGGCGATCTCCGAGGCGTCGGTCCAGATCTATTACAAGATGCTCGAATGCTCGATCTGCGAGACCGACATGTACGAGTGCGCCCACTCGCCGCGCCAGACCTACGACGGCAAGCCGTGCGAGGGGATCATCCGGGACGTGACCGAGTTCCTCGAGCTCTCGATGGTGTGGGCCGGAATGGCGAAGGGTACGCAGTGGATGATGGCGGCAGCGCGCGGGGCGGAGGCAGCGGAGGCAGCGGACGCTGAGCAGATGCTTGCGGCCCGCGACGCGATGGCCGGGCTCTACGCGCGCGAGGTATCGAGTGGGCCGGGGGGAGCGGAGTCCCGCGGGAGCGGCCCCCGCGCCGCGACGATCCCCGGCTCGCGATCAGTGCGTGGGCTGGATGGGCTGTTCACAGTGAAAGAATAGCAACACGGGGGCGCAGGGGCGCTCCTGGCTGGGTGGTTCGCCCGCACCGAGTCGGGCATGGGTGGCAGGGAGTGGGGCAGTGAGGCCCGCCAGTGGGCGGGCGAACCAGGGAGGGGTGGCGGATGAACGCGAAGCACGATTTCGACGGCATCAAGCGCGTGATGCGCGCGGGGCGGCTCGTGAGCGGGTGCGGGATTCCGCTGCTGCGCTCGATGCACCTGAGCCCGGACGGCGGCACAGGCGGTGGCGGAGAGGACGCGATCGCGACCCTCGATGCCAGCGACCTGATCGAGGTCGATCCCGAGATCAAGGCCTCGGCGATCAAGGGCAAGAAGGAGCTCGGCCAGTTCGTCGCGCGCGTCCAGTCCTACGCGCTGTCGGCGAGCAAGACGCTGGGCGAGCAGCGCGAGAAGCTGGTCAAGATGGCGGCCGATCTGAAGGCCGCCAAGGAGACCACCGACGAAGCGCTCAAGGCCGCCCAGCGCGCCGAGGCGATCGCCAAGGACAACGCGCGCATGGTGCCGGGCGGCAAGGATCTGTCGCTCGAGGCGCTGAAGACCGTCCCGCTTCACTACGAGCCCGATCAGGAGTTCGTCGGCAAGATGACGCGCGGGCACTACAACGTGCTGATGCTCTCGCGCGCCGAGCTCGGGCTGCTGGATGAGCCGGTCAAAAGGGAGATCGAGCGCTTCCGGGCGCTGCACGACACGCTCGCGATGGTGGACCTCTACATGCTCTCGGGCGATCGGCGCCGGGCGCAGAACTACCTCGACGCGGGCGGGATGAAGGGCTTGAGGCTCTGGAAGAGCTACGAGCCGCTGGCGAAGAGGTTCGCGGGCGCACTGGACGCGATGGACACGGCGGAGTCGGGTGCGGGCTCGCAGTGGGTGCCGACCGGGGTCGGGATCTCGATCATCGAGGACATCCGGCCCGACCTGGAGCTGGTGTCCTACATCCCGTCGATCCCGATGCCGCGCTCGCCCTACATCTGGCCGGTGCAGGGCAACCACTTCAAGACCTACAAGATCGGCGAGGGGACCCAGGGGGATCTCACGGACGGAGTGATCTCCAAGCGCAATCTGTCCACGCTCAACCTCACGTTCACCGCGGTCAAGCAGGCGGCGATGACCATCGTTTCCTCGGAGTTGGCGGAGGATTCGATCGTGGCGCTGATCGCAGCGATCCGGGCCGACCTGGCCTTCGCAGTGATCGCCGGCACCGAGGATGCGGTCCTGAACGGCCAGCTCACGGCCGCGATCGATACCGCGGACGCGCCGGGAGCGACGGACGTGCGCTCGTGCTGGGACGGGCTGCGCTACTTCGCAACCCTGACCGGAGCGAGCTACGACTTCTCGGCCGGGCTCCTGGTCGAGGGGCTCACCAACCTCAAGGGCCAGATGGGCAAGTACGGCAAGAACAGTTCCTTCGGCGTGTGGGCGATGAGCTACATCGCCTGGGCCAAGGCGCTCACACTCAAGGACTCGACGAACGCCCTGGTGCTGACCGCGGATCGGGTCGGGACCACGAGCGCCCTGCAGTCGGGGACGCTGGGGCTCCTGCTGGGCTCGCCGATCGCGGTCTGCGACGACTACCCGCAGGCGATGGGTGCTGCCGGGCTGAATGACGGCAGCGCTGTCGATCGCACCGGGCTGCTGTACTTCGACCGGCGGGGCTTCCGTCTGGGCGAGGTGCGGCTCTCGACCATCGAGGCGTCGCGCGACTGGGCGTTCTCGACCGACCAGCTCGCATTCCGCGTGACCTACCGCTCGAGCTTCAAGCCGGTTCGCACCCCGGCGGCGGGCTACAAGGTGGTGGGCGCCGGGGTCGGCATCCCGATCGCGTAACCCAGAGCCGGGGCAGGCGGGGCGCAGGGCATCGCGCCCCGCCACGGGGCCTTCAAGGGGGAGGCGTGATGAAGCTCAAGCGGATCTCGGCGCACGCCTACCACGGGCGGCGCGGTGGTGTGAGTCTCGGCGTGATGCCCGGCGCCGAGGTCGAGCTGCCCGACGAGGTGGCGGCAGCGCTGCTCAAGGACTTCCCGCAGGACTGGGAGCCCGTGGGTGGCGGGCGTGACAGGGAGGAGCGGGACGCCGCGAGGCCCCGCGCCGCAGAAAGACGGCCTCCAGCCTCCTCAATGGCCCACGAGCAGGCGCCAGCGCCCGCCCCGCCCGCAGCGAAGCCGCGTCGTAAGTGGAGCCGCGGGTGAGCTTCCTTTCGCCCTACGCCCCGACCACGCTCGAGGAGGCGGAGGCGTTCCTCAAGCGCGCACCTGCGGCAACCGCCGAGCGTCCGCAGGTGATCGAGGCGCTAAACAGCGCGGTCGCATGGATGGAGGGGCCGAAGGGTGCCAACCGCCGGCTGGTGGCGCGTACCTATCGCGACCCGGTGACGCTCGCCGCCTGCACGCTCGCGGCGGACTCAAGGACCGTGACCGGCACGGGCTTCAGCGCGGGTGTCAAGGCGTTCGATGACGTGGTGGGCGTTGGCCTCTCGCCTGGCTCGCGCGTCGAGAGCATCGAATCCAACACCTCGCTCACCCTGAATCTCGCGGCCACCGCCACCGTTGCCGGCACGGCCTCGCTCACCTTCGGCAGCGCCCCACTCCTGGAGAATGGCACCGGCAAGCGGATGTTGTACGTCTCCGAGCGCCCGCCGATCGCGGTCTATGGCGCGCGCTGGGTGGCAGACGACGGGGCCGAGACCGCGATCGACGTGACCGGGGCAAGGCTCGACCCCGCGGCCGGGCTCGTGATCCTGACCGCGGACTACTTCCCGCGCGGTGAGGGTAACGTCGAGATCGACTGTGCCGCCGGCTACCGACAGGGGACCGCGACTACGCGCGGTGATCCCGAGTGGCACGATCTCCAGCGTATCTGTCACCGGCTCGCCCAGTGCTACTTCCAGGACTGGGCGGCGGCGTTGGGCCGGGTGGCGGATAAGTCGCTCGGCAGCGCCAACTTCCGATTCACCGACTTCGACCCGCCCAAGGACGTGACCGAGGGCATCGTCGCCTACCGGAGGCTGTGGTGATCTCGCTCCAGGTCACGGGCGCCACGGCCGCGAGCGCGCGCCTCGCGCGCGGGGCGCGCGAGTTCCCGAGCCTGGGCGAGCGCGTGGTGCGCCGGATCTCGCTCCTGATGCGCAAGAAGCTCGTGGACCGCATGAGTGCGCGTGGCTCCCAGCATCCGTTCTGGGGCCGGCTCGCACCGTGGGGCATCGCCTATCTCGGCGCGCGCTCGGGGCAATCGAGGGCACGCTTGAGCCCCGGCGGCCTCGTGCTGCGCTCGGGGCGCGGCGAGTACCGCAGCGTGGTCGGGAGCCCCGATCGCCACGTGGCCTTCCTCGAGAAGGGCGGAGTCGTCATGGGTCGCCAGTTCCTTCGCATTCCGACCCGCGCCGCACAGACTCCGGGCGGCAGCGATCGCAACGCCGGGCGGAGCATTCGGAACATCCCCGGGGCCTTCCTGCTGCGATTGCGCACCGGCTCGCTGTGGGCCGTGAGGGTTGTCAGGGGCAAAGGTCCGGCGCGTGAAGGCCCGCGCCGCGGCTCCCAGCTCGAGTTCCTCTACCTGCTCAAGCGCTCCGTCCGGCTGCGCGGGCGCGGCATCTTCGGCCTGACCACGCGCGAGGTGAACGCGGAAGCCCCGGCGCTCGCCCGGGTCGAGGTTGCGCCCTTCGTGCGCCAGGTGAACGGATGAGCCGCCCCCAGGCGCGGGCACTCTCGATTATCGAGCGGCTGGCTGAGATGATCCGCCTGCACGCGGCCGAGCACCCGGACCTGTGGCTGGCGATCCCGGCCACGATCGTGACCGAGCCCAGCGCCTCGGTGGACACGCTCCCGCGCCCGATCGTCGAGATCGAAGTCACGGGATCCGAGCCCGCCGACGGCGGATCGATCGACCTTGAGGGCGACCGGATCTCGCTCACGCTCTGGCTCTGGAGCGAAGACCCGGAATCTCCGCAGCGGGCACTCCTGGAGCTGGTGGCCGACGTGAGACGCGCGGTGATCGGCAACCGCCAGATGGAGGACTCCGCGGGGGTGCCGTTCCTCGCCTGCGGGCAGCTGATCGACAAGGGCTACACCGTGGCGACCGATTTCGACGAGGGCGGAGCGGGCCGCGGGCTCGCCGAGTACCGCCTGGACGCGGAGTACCAGTGGACGCCGGCAACGGCATAGGAGGGTGAGATGGCAGGACCCCCGGGCTTCGCGTACAAGGGCTTCTTCCAGGCCGGCCGCGAGACCGCCGGGAATTACGGCGTTGCGGTCGCCTCGACCCATCGCTTCCCGCTGCTCGCGCTGCCGCAAGTAGCGCCCGCCCGCGAGCACATCGACTCGGACGTGATGGATGGCACGGGGCTCCTGCTCCAGCGCTACAGCGGGAAGAAGGTGTCGCGCTTCACGGTCGAGCTGGAATGCACCTACACCAACTGGCCATTCCTCTGGGATCTGATTCTCGGCACGGCGACTTACGGCTCGAACGGCGGTAGCTCGGGTGCCGGCCCACCCTACACGCACACCTTCGTCCATAAGGACCTGCTCAACTCGGTCACCGCGCAGATGGGTATGGGCGACATC